TAAGCATTCCCAATTGTTGCGCCAGGAGGAGGGAGAAACGTGACTTGGAAATACTGTGACATGGATATTCCTATTTATGGAGCTTTCACTTCGACCCAATCCTTAACGGACTCATCCCAATTATACAACTTGCCATCAGTGGGATAAGCAACTGGTGCATCCCAGAGCCACGTAGATTCATTCAACATCCAGCTCGGGTACGGCTTCGTCGGGTAGAAAACATCATGAGTTGCATCGTAAATAAACCCAATCCCTGCGTAATTACCGCGCAATGGCGTACCACCAAGAAGATGCTTATTGCCCTGAGTGTTGTATGAGGTCTGAATCCACTGCCCCGGAGAAGAGTCCACGAACGTATCGAAGAACTCAGGTTCTGCAACGATGACTTGGATGACTTTGCCATCAAGGACTTTTGCGAAATGACTCATGCTGTGTAGCTCCCAGAGGAGGTAAAGGTAAGAATTTTATTAGAACCAGAGGTAGTCACCGTTGGTGAACCTGTGGTAGTTCCTGAATAGTTTGCTGTTGGTACGGAAAGAATGACTACGCCTGAGCCGCCGTTAGCCCCCGCGTTATTAGGGTTGCCTCCGCCGCCACCACCACCGCCAGTGTTGGTTGACCCTGCCGTAGCATTGTAATTATATCCTCCGGTACCACCGCCTCCAGTACCGCCAGCTCCAGCAGTGCCAGAATATGACCCGCCTCCACCACCCCCGGCGTAATAGACAGAAGATCCTGTAATAGAAGACGCATAACCCACGCCACCGGCACCGCCCACGCTACTACCCGCCGTCCCTACAGCCCCCGCTCCGCCACCTCCACCCCCGGATGTTAAATATGTCGTTGACCCTGCTCCGCCAGCATATCCTTGGCCGCTAGTCCCTGCCCCACCAGTATTATTTTGACCATAGTTAGTAGAACCACCGCCGCCAGACCCGCCGCTGATACCGCTAGTATTGAGCTGCCCGCCTGTTCCTCCACCGATAGAAGTAGCTATTGAACCTAGAATTGAGTTATTCCCATTTGTACCGTTAGCTGTATTTGACCCCGTACCGCCAGAACCGACTGTTATAGAATAAGTACTTCCTGCGACAAGGGTAACACTGCTTGATAATAAACCCCCAGCTCCGCCACCACCCGCTATATTCCAACTACCTCCGCCACCACCAGCGACTACTAGGTAAGATGCTGAATACGTTTGTGGAATATAGGTTGCATTTCCTATAGAGACATCAACCCATCCTTGCGTCGAATCGACATAGACCAAAGTAACGGAAGCTCTATTCGTCGAAATAGTTGCGTATGCCGCAACCCCATTGATCTTCCCGCCATTAGGACTAATCGTGATTGCATTCGTTGCAGCAGTACCAGCGTAGTCAAAAATGGTGATCTGATTGCCAGCGGTAGGCGAAGCTGGGAGCGTAACTGTTACGGCACCTGAAGTCGTATTGACTGGGTAAGTGTACCCCGCTGTTGCAGCGAAGTTAGAAGTCTGAACCGTTTGAATAGGCAGGTTGGCTGAAAGAGTTCCAGTGGAAAACGATAAACCTGCTCCAATTGTTACATTACTAAATCCGCCTGATCCATTGCCATACAAAATGGATGTGCCTGATGTTGGAATAGCGTAATCCGTCCCCGCAGCGGCTGAATTAAATCCGCCAGATCCATTTCCTTTAAGAAGTGCTGTACCGCTAGTGGCGGGTGCGTAATCTGTGCCGCTAGTCGCTGCACTAATAGCCGTACCGTTGCCTTTGAGAAGCCCTGTAACGGACGTTGTGAGTGTAATGGCGGGACTGGACGTTGGATTGGCTACTGTTCCTGCAAAACCGTTTGCTGAGACTACAGAAACAGTTGTTACCGATCCGCCGCCAGCAGTTGAGGCCAAAGTGCCTGCACTAAATGACAGACCAGACCCGACAGTAACATTGCTGAAACCGCCAGAACCATTGCCATACAAAATGCTACTGCCGCTAGTCGCTGGCGCATAATCTGTCCCGGCCGCAGCAGCAGTAAATGCGCTAGTTCCGTTACCTTTGATTAGGCCAGTAATGGTTGCTACACCCGTACCGCCACGATTTACGGCAACGGTTGATCCGTTCCATGTTCCGCCAGTAAAAGAGCCTGGATAATTAAACGTGTTTGAAGTCCAACTTACATTGGATGGCGTTTGGAAATGATAATCCCATGTTCCTGCTGCACTGGCGTTGGTCAGAAGGACCAGTGTGACATATCCGCCAGAGCCGATACCGCCAGGGATAATTGAGCTACCAGAGTTGTTATTTAGCGTTATAACGCCGCTGCTCTGGTTGTTATTAAAAGTGTAAGTTGCGCCATTTGGGAGAGTGGTTGCGTCTGGAAGCTGGAAAGTTTGCCCACCGGAGCCTGTCACATACCAGTTTGGGAAAGAAGCAGCAGTAAGCGTGGTCGTTGTTCCGCTGGCAACGAGTACGCTATAGCCTTCAAAGATGCTATTAGTGCTGATATTTCCGCTAGAATCCCGCAAGGCAACAGAATTGACTCCAGACGTTCCGTATGACGTTCCCCATGATGATCCTGTGCTATTTGGAATGCCGGCACCTGGATATATCATTCCGCCGCCACCGGTAGCTGAGAGCGTTCCAGCAGCAAAGGTCAGATTAGATCCGATAGTGACAGGACTGAATCCGCCAGCACCGTTTGCATATAGGATGGAGCTACCGGACGTTGCTGGCGCGTAATCAGTGCCTGAGATAGCTCCTGAGAAGCCGCCAGCGCCATTCCCTTTAAGAATGGACGTACCAGTAGTGGCTGGAGCGTAATCGGTCCCTGAGACAGCCGCAGATATTGCTGTTCCATTGCCTTTAAGTAGACCAGTAACAGACGTAGACAGCGTAATCGCTGGCAATGTGCTTGGATTAGCAACCGTCCCTGCAAATCCGTTAGCCGTGACTACAGAAACATTCGTTACAGTCCCGCCACTGCCGCTTGTCGCTGAAAGAGTACCAGTAGAGAATGTAAGGCCAGAACCGATAGTAACAGGACTAAAGCCACCAGAGCCGTTTCCATACAGAATTGAAGTGCCGCTAGTAGCTGGCGCATAATCAGTTCCAGATACCGCATTTGCGAACCCTCCGAGACTGTTTCCTTTAAGAATTGATGATCCTGTCGTTGCTGGCGCATAATCTGTACCAATTACTGCTGCACTGATTGATCCAGAACCAGCGCCTTTGAGAATTCCAGTAGCCGTGATGACTGATTGATAGTCAGTATTGGAGACAGCATTGGAAAATCCTCCAGAGCCATTTCCTTTGAGGATTGAAGTGCCTGTGGTTGCAGGCGCGTAGTCCGTTCCAGAGATTGCTGCACTAATTGCAGTGCCATTGCCTTTTAGAAGGCCAGTGACAGTCGTACTTAGCGTCAATGCTGGCGTTGATCCACCAGATGACGTACCAGCAAAGCCATTTGCTGTTGCTACGGAAACAGAAGTAACCGTACCTGATGAGCTTGCGGCCAAAGTTCCGCCGACAAACGTCAGTCCTGTGCCAACCGTGACATTAGCAAATCCGCCAGATCCGTTTGCATACAGAATGCTAGAACCAGTCGTAGCAGGCGCAGCACCAACATTGCTGTAAGACAGCATTACAGCACCAGTGAGGCCATTAACAGACGTAACTGGCGCAGTCGGATAAGAAAGCTGTGTCCAGGATGATAACTGACTCGGATTATTTCCAGTGATAACCCAAGTAGTGCCAAGATCGGAACGAATACACCAGTCACCTTGCTGACCAGTCAGTGCAAGCATTGCCGCCTGGCTATTGACAGTGCCAAGATACTGAACAATAGCAATTGGCGGAATCTGAGCCGCTGTTAGATAGCCAGATGCGTCAAGAGTTGCAACACCATTGGGCTGTGCTAAGACACTCGGAGAGACATAATCAGTGCCAGCAGTGGCATTCCCAAGAGAACCAGCAGTAGCTTTAACAATTCCGCTTAATCCGCTGACATTTAAGCTAGTGAATTTACCCGTAGAAGGCGTATTTGAACCAATTGGCGTAGCGTCAATGTATCCGCCAGTGATGAGAACAGCAGAGCTAGTAAGCTGACCGCCAAAACCAGTAGTGCTAATCTGAAGCCCAGAACTTATGCCATTGCCGTCAGAAACCGTCTGAAGAACACTGGTTAAGCCATTTGGAACTTGCAATAAACCAGGATAAGACAGGTTTATGTGTTGAGGACCAAGATTAGCCATTGGCGATACCTATTACTTTGGGGGACGGCCTCTGCGTTTGACTTCTGAGGTCTCTTCTTCAGCCGTGGATGCAATTATACCTAAATTCTTTGCATACCATTCAGAACTTGTGATATAGCCAAGTTCGCGCAATTCTTTGAGACGCGATTCATCAACTGCGATTTTAATGTCATCGTAGTTATCAAGATGAACAGCGCATGGAAAATCAATCATTTCTTACTCCCTATAAGAAAAGAGGGGCCGAAGCCCCTCGATTCTAGTCTTATGACTTACGGATTAGAACCAGCTACAACACCGTAGTTGTTGAAGGTTGTAATACCAAAGTCAGTGAAGTTATCAGGATCAGCACGAACTACGTTGACAACGTAAGTATCTGCGGTTGGCGTACCAGTACCGGTAGAAGTCTTAACGTATGCAATTTTGATCGTGTTGGCCGCTGAGACATAAGCGTAAGAAATTGCCATGTCAGTACCAACAGCCTTAGTCGGATTTACGTTGACCCAATCGCCTAAGAGAAGGCCATTGATAGTAAATGCGATTTCAGTAACAGTGGATGCAGCAACAGCACCTGTTGAAAAAGTAACAGGAAGCTGAAGGATTGCAACGCCACGCTGAAGGACCGGAGAGACAATGTTTGGACCTGGATTAGCCATTGTTGTTTACTCCTATTAACCAGTTACGCGGGTAGCGAGTTCGGGATAGACGGTTGACCAGCCGTAGAGAACGTCAAGACGGCAAGGCAACTGGTCAGAGTTGATGTCGTACTGACGAACAAGACGGATGCTCACGCCATCTGCTGATGCGCGACCGGCCATGTCAACACCCTGCGGCAGCAACAGGTCAGCAGTACCGAAAGCAAACGCATCCTTGTGGAATGCAATAGCGTTCGGGTAAGAAGAGCCGTTGGAGCCAGAGATAACAGAAGCGTTACCACTCGGGATTGAACCAGTAGTGCTAGTTACGTTCTGGAACTGACCAGAGAATACCGGAGTCGGGAACACAGAAATAGTCTGTGAAGAACCAGTACCGGTAACGCCAGCAGTGAGAACGAAGTTACGCAGTGCGCCAGTAGACTGACGGTTCTGCGGGTTGACTGCATATACACCAGGAATGGTGAAAACAGTACCCTGTGTCAGGGTTTTGCCAGAAGTAATAGTTGCAGTCAGAGAGAATGCAGTCTGAGCATTCGTCTGAACCGAACCACCAGCCTGTGCAGCAACAGCCAGAGTGTCAGTGCCGACAATGAACGTACCAGAAGTGAAGTTACCTACGTTCTGATCCATTGCGAAGTTGAATCCCAGCGTGGAATCACCAAGCGCACCTTTTTCAAAGATACGAGAGATAACACCCTGCGGATTGAACAGGTTAGTAAGACCAGAAACGATACCAACTTCCACAGTCGGATCGACAACAAAGTGACGCTCTTCGTCAACCGGAGCGGCTTCCTGATTCAGACGAGCGCGGGCAGCAAGAATAGCCGCCGTAGACTGTGCCTGAGTGGGAGTACCGGTAAGCTGACCAGGAGTACCAACAAGGTTGTATACATTAAGGAACTGCTGAAGACCATCATAATCAATCTTATTAGCAACAGCCGCTACAGCAGGCTTGATGAAACGATCAGAGAAGTCGCTGATGTTCATCGTGAGATCCTGAGTCGTGAACGCCATGTCTACGCCGAACTGGGTTCCAAGCGTCAGCGGTACATACGTTTCAACAGAGGATTCAATCTGAAGCGCAGGGCCGGTACGTCCGACATAACGCGGAGGCTTACGCAGATTGATTGTGGTGCCGATTTTCGCACCTTCGATCGCGAATTTGTCGTCGTACTGACGGCTTACCGCACGAGTAAATACCAATTGGTTGGTAAGTACGCGGAGGGCTTCATTCGTGATCATCGAAATAGTAAGCAACTGATTGCTCATAATGATGACTCCAAATAATGAAAAAACAAAAGGTTATGCCCAGTTATTTCTTCAGATGGGAGCCAATCCCTCGAATGATCTGAAAACGCCGCAAACATCCTAAGGGCCGTAGCAATGTCTGGTAATCGTCTTATACTCTACTTATTGAAGTATGTAAATGGCGCAGCATGTGGGTGACGAAATCCACGGAGTTACGATCTCCTGCTGCGCCAAACTGGTTTATTCGCTTTCTGGTTCTTCAGTCTTTTCTTCGTAGCTAATGCTTAATTCTTTCTCAACAAAAATTAGTCTCTGATTAAGTCGATGAATATCAGCAGCAATGCCAAGAATAACGCTATCCAGATCATGTTCACCGCCATTGGCGTCAACGATAGTAAGTTTCATAGTGATTTCCTAAATGTATAGAGCTAACGATGGGAATCGAACCCGCAACCTGCTGATTACAAATCAGCTGCTCTACCTATTGAGCTACGTTAGCGTTTGATTCTCGATTCCCGTTTTGCACGTTCTTCTGCATTTCTTGCAGCAATGAACTCAGCAGGGGACATTTCATAGAGCGTTTTGGCTGGATTTGTACCAGTAGTCCCAAGAGGCTTAATAGGCGTAGGCGCGTTGGATGTGCGTCTTGGTGCGCGGTTAATCAACTCAGCTAACCGCATACCCGCTTGGATCGGGTTCATCTGTGAGATTTCGTAGGCTACATCAAGGTTTTTGCCGAGTGTGTACGCAATCTCTGGGCCATTATCCAAACCCAATAGCGCCTGGCGGATAGTGGGGTTCTGAGCAAGTCTGGGGTCCGAAGTGATGCCCTCGATAACCGCATCGTAATCCGCAAACTTGGCCCGTGTAGCCGCTTCAGAAGCCTCCAACTTGGCTTGCGCCATTTGTTGGCGTTCCATTTGACTACGCTGTTCGTATTCGGCAGCAACAGCTTTTCTCGCTTCTTCAATCGCTGATACTCGTGTATATTCCAGCTGAGCCTGGATGTAGCGTGGATCATACTGACCTCCTGCAAAGTCATCAGGATTTGGCGGCTGAATGCTTGGAGCTACTGGTTCTGGTGCGCGTTGCTGTTGAGTAGACAACTGCTCCAGCATCTTTTCCAAACGCTCGGCATGGCGTCTGGCTTCATGCTTATCCTTGGTTAGTTCGTCGATCCGCTTTTTATACCAAGGGTCTTTTTTATCAATTGCTTCCTCTGGCTCAATAATGCCTTCAGCTTCAATTTCAGCTTCAACATTTTCGACTGTTTCCGATGTAGGAACAGGATCGGTTTGCGGTAATTCGTCATTGATTTGTTCGTCACTCATACATTACTCCTGATTTTCTCCGGGTTTCGTCTCACCCGTAAGAGCTTCAACATTAGGCTTGCGCGTCATTGCGCCAGGTTTCATTGTTGAACTAGGTTTGCCGCCACTAGAAGGTGCAGCTGATGGTTGTGGCGCAGGCTGAACTGCTTGACCCATTGCTTCATGAATACCTGGCATTGCCGTGTTTTCCAGTGATTCAAACTCCATGTGTTCTTCTTGAAGTTCTTCTGCTCCTGATCCCATCATTATGAGTAGATTTTCTTTGACAGCAGCCTGTAGTTCTGCGTCAGTCATCATCAGCTTGCCTTCAACATCCATGCGCTTAGTTTCGCTATCAAACCACTGGCGCTCTGCTTCCTGAATCTTCAGCATTGCCTCATTACGAGAGAACTGTAGTTCTTGGCTCATGTGTTCCATCTGCGAAGCCATCTGTTCGATCATTTGCTGTGCTTGGATGACCTGTGGATCAACTTTTGTACCGTCAGCGGTTGGTTGCAACTGTGGCGGGAGCATGGCTTGCAAGCGCTTAGAAATTTCTTCAGCGCCAGGCCAGTCCATGTTCTTCAGCATCAGATCGCCAATCATGTTGAACAGGCTTGGGTTAGCCTGTGTAAGCGCAAGCATCATATTGGCTGCTTCATCGCGCTTCGTTGCATAGCTTGGACCTGAGTCGCATACAACGTCATACGTTCCGACAGCAGGGTTGTAAATAGAGTCAATGCCAGGATTGTCAGTGTATGCACTCGCCTGTGGCATATTCGGATCAATGTTGACCTGTTTGGGCACACCGTCTTCGCCAAGGATACGAATGACTCTAGCGCGGTCATAAATCTTAGGAATCATATCCAGTACGATGCGTCCTGCATGACGGATAGAGCGATTAAGATTGTCCTGGTAATGAAAGTTGCCTGTCTCAGTCTGCTTCTGACGCAGCATCAATGCTCGGCCAGACGTCTCATTGGATTCACCGCCTAGACTTGGCTGATAGATACCCATTGACTGCATGATGTCATTCTCAGCAAGCTGAACAGCCTGCATGATTGCGCTAGATGCTTGTGGCGGCTGTGACCTTTGCGGCGGAGGCGCAGGAGTTCCAGCAATAGAGACAGGATCGTATTCAAGATAGGCCAAGGATTCTTGATTAGCTCTACCCCAGCGCGGATCGGTTTCAAACTGTCCTGCAACGCCTACAAACGGCGCTTTAGGCGCAAGGGCTACGTTTTCAGCATTGGCTGAAAGATAGTAGTTGTAGAGTCTCTGAGCGTCTTTAGCGTTGCGAACTAAGCCAGACAAATAACGCCGACCTTGCACCCAGACTTCATGTCCTAGCACTGGAATGATCGGAATGTACTTTGTCGGAATCTCAGCTTCTTCTAGGATCGTTTGGCCCGTGACTTTGCACCACATGCAACGGCGAACATCCGCCATGCGTGAACGGCCAGTTTCCTGGTCAAAGATTTCTTCTTCAGAATGCTCAATGTAGTAGTACTCAGCAATACGGATAGAGTCTTTCGTGTACCAGCCCTGCATATCGCCATTGCCAGCAGATTCCCAGTTAGTCTCTGGAACGTCTGGATACAAGCGCTTGAACTCATCCTTTGGAATCTCTTCAGCAATGATGCAGTATTCAGCGTCAGAGCCATCAGGCTGCTTGCTATGCGGATCAAAGTAGATCTTCATTGGATCAACAATGCGATCAATGTAGAGTTCCTGATCGAATGAGCGATCATCAGCCCAGTCATTGCGAACACGGAAATAGCCTAGGCCAGTGTCCACTTGCCACTCAACCGCCGTGTCGTATGCAATGGATGCGTTGCTGTTGTCTTGGATATGACGAACTATGCCCATCAATACTTCAGACGTTTCTTCATCAGCGCCATCATTGACAGGACGGATACGAATACTTGGCGTGTTCTGGCGGATTTCATTAACTACGCGGTCACGGAACTGGAGCAAGCGATTAACGACAAGCATTGGCCGCTCTTTCCCAGGTCTTGCCCTGTCATACTTTGCAGCTTCCGGCCATTGATCCGCTAAACGCGCAAAACGAATATCATCCAGCATCTCCTGTCGATTCTGCGCGGTAGATTCCATGCAGATATCAAACCGTTTGCGGATGGTTTCTAGCTTCTCTCTGGTTGCTTCTGAGTTATCCTCATTGCCAACACCAAGAGAATCCATGATTGAATCAGTATCTAAGTTCATAGTTATGTGCCATTAATCAATAAACGGACTAAGACCTTGCAATCCGCGCAGATCAGCCTAGTTTTTAGCTTTGCGATAAATAGAATCATCCATTGCCCTAGCTTGCGTAGGAATGCTTGGCAAACCATGAGCGCTCATCAAGTATTGAACTTGCTCTGAAGTTAATGTTGGAGTAAATGACGGAAAACTGCGCTTGTTTTCATCCGTCATTGAGTATTCGCTCATGACGTTACCAGAAGGATTAGTCATTGGACCAAGCCAACCGTAGCCTTTCAATGCTGTCATTGGTGCGCTTAAAGTCTGTTCGTTCCAGCGCGGTCCAAAGTCTTTAGCTCGGTTGTATTGCTTTGTGCTTGCTCCTGGCAAATCAGGACGATACGCACTAGTTTCTGGAAACATCATTGCCATGATTTCAGAAGGTGTATAAATATCAGATAAGCCAGCCATGACATTTGCTCCTATGCGCCCATCCAGCTACCGGTTTGCCCAGTATCATACTCTTTTCTACGTTTAACATTATCATTGCGGAACATGTCAACACAGGTTGCAAGATAACGGAATGCGTCTGCGCCATGACTGTATTCATCATGCAATGGTCCAGTGGGTTGACCAGTAGTCTGATTGATACTGCGACGATAACGCTTCAAACATTCTTGCAAACGCTTGGTTTTCTCTTTGTCCATCCAAACCCTTGGAAACAGCATTCTGCCTAGCCTAATGCCATGTTCAACATCGCCAATCGGTATGACTTCACATTCCCAACCTAATGCTGTCATAATCTCAACTGCAGATTTGCCAGTTTTATAGTCCTTATGAACGGCATCATGAGGAAGCCACAGCTTTCCCCAATTGTAGTTTTTACGTTTGAGTTCTGCAGAATACCAATCAAGAGTTTGGAATGATTCCTCTATATAGTCGACAATACGGGCTTCTGAGCCTGCGCGTTGAACCATGATGATAGACATTGCATCGTTCCAGCCAAGATCCACAACGATGTGAGTCTTAAGCATCGGGTCATGCGTGACCAAGTTGATTCGATGTTGTTCAACCATGAGCTGATACTCATCAGCATAGATAGCACCGTCGACAACGGTTTTTGGCTTACCTAACCAGATGTTGTCATAGTCTTTTTTATTGTGGGCTTCACAATGTGCACGTTCGACTTCAAGAACACTTGGAAACCAAGGATTGTCCATATAGTTGACTTGGACAACATAAGAATCTGGCACTTGATTGGCGATGAAACGAGTATATGTGTCATCAGTATCAAGATCAGGGTTCATCGTAACCCAAATCTCTGAGTTTTCAGCTCGAATTGTTGGAATCAGAATATCCCAAGACTTTTTGGAAACTGATTGAGCTTCTTCAACCCAGCAGATGTCAATGTTTGCCATTGACTTGATTGATTCTACTGTATGGTTTGCAAGGCCTGAGAATGTGAAGACCGTTCCGTTAAGACCTCTAATCTCAGTTTCTGTCACCGTATAAAAGTAACCGAGGTCTAAAGTTTGAATTTGATCGACTAAAAGCGTATGAACCGATTGCTTGATAGACTTCTGCACTTCACGAGCGCAAAGAATGCGCATAGGTTTTTCAGCCCCTTTGATAAGGAGTGCGGCAGATACTGAAAAAGACTTACCCGAACCACGACCGCCATGAAGAACTTTGTAACGGAATGGTTTGAATAAGTCTTTAAGTTTAGGAGGAAACTTAGCTATCGTCTCCAAATTGCACCTTAACTGAGTGTTTGATTGGACCGCCGTCAGCTCCGGTTATTTCCTTTTTAACTTCAGCAGGCATAATTTTGCCAATCAAAGTCATATAAGCTGTTGGATTTTCTTCGGCTTGTCGTTCAAAATATGCTTGACCACCAACGGTATCAAGTGATGCAAGCAACATTTCTTTAATTGCAGCGGTTGTTTTATTAGGAGATCCTTTGGGGCGACCTCCTCGATTTGTCATGTTTTGAGGTTGAGCTTTTCCCATGGTTTTCAAGTTTTATTAAACTTCCTCGTCATTTTGCCATTCTTCGCAGCTGTCATCAGATGTGACAGCTGCGAATTCTTCAAATTCAAAACGCTGTTGGCAAGTGCCTGCATTTTCCTTTTGATAAAAAGGATTATAAAACAAACAGTTAGAGCAAGTCTTTTCCATTTACAAAAGATTATACTATGTTTAGAACAATGATGGCTCAATAAATCCGTTGATTTCTTCTAGCATTCCTTTATCAAGAAGAGTCTTCACACATCTTGTGAAGACATGTGATTGCTCAACTTGATAAAGATCACATAGTTCTTTGACCAATGCTTTGCTAGTCATAGGAACATAATCTTCGCTATTGACAAACTCTAACACTTGAGTTTGACGCTTGCTATTGTTCTTGACAGGTTCCGCTGGTTTTTCTGTCAATTCTACCAATGTGCATGAACTTCTAGACATGTCATCGCCATCTTCATCAAATCCAACGGCAATAATTTCAGGTTTCAGTTCAAAATACATCTCAAGATCATCAGCTCCATCTTTCAGTTTATCAACCAGAGCGGTTTTGGGACCTTGTTTTTGCCCGGTCAATAGAATACTCACATCTGCCGCTCCCTTAAGACAGGAAGCGCCACGCATGCCTCTGGACACGTCTTTTCCTGCATGGTGGATAATTATACTCATCGAATTGAATGCAGCGTTCAATTTTGCTACACTATCTAGGTAAAGCTGCATTTCAGTGTTTGAATCTTGATTGGCACCGCCTGAGGTTTGGGCTAGAGTGTCGATAAAGACAAGATTTGGCACAAATCGGCTGTGATTGCAAGAGTTGATGATCTCTTTGACATCAGAGATTCGATTAAGTCCTGGTTTTCTGTCAATGATTCTTAAGCGATTCTTTTCTTCAGATGACATCTCGTTGATTGAGAGTTGAAGTCTATCTCTAAAACCTGATACGCCTTCAGCACAGATGTAAAGGACATTGACAGGATCTGTCACTTTCTTACCAAAAAATCGACCGTGGCCTGACAATAGGTGTTTAACAAGATGGATTGCAAAGAATGTTTTACCTGTTCCAGATTCACCATAGATGAATCCCAATTCGGCAACAGGCAAAAGATCTTTGATGTACCACTTCAGAACAGGTCTATCCATCAACTGTTCATAAGTGAGAAGTGGAAATTTTAAAGCTTCGACGTTCTCAATGACAGGCATTTCATCTAAGATTCTTTGCCTTTCTTCGCTAGTCTTTTGCCATCCTCTAGTGATGGTTGTCAATTCACTAGCAAAGTCCATCCCTTTAACTTGACCTGATGGGTCTGTGGGTCTCATCTGTTTTTCAAACAAGCGAAGAGCTTTACCTAATGTGTTTTCATTGACGCCTTCTTCTCCTAGTTGACAGCCCAATTGAAAGATAGCCACATTACGACTATAGTTTGGATCATCGATGGTTTTAGTGGCGTAATCACGAACATGTCTTCTGATGATTGGCATGTCAATGAAAGCTTCCATCACTTCATCATGGCTATATGGAGGCTTTCCAGATGAATGAACTAATTCAACTTTGAAGTTTGACTTATTGTTAGTAAAACCAGGGACTCTCAAGACTCTGGCTAGATC